TATTTCCTTATTGTTATTGTTCTCAGTGTTTTCTCCATGTTGATTATTCTAATAGTGTAACTTTACTATCCATTAGTGCATAGGTTTAGGCAAAGAAAAACTTGGATTGATGTAGTAAAGCTAAATTTAAATCACCACTTTCAGGTATTGCAGGTAATTTATTTCTAGTTTCCTCATCTAACAACTTTCCCACATCTTCCTTAAACTTACCTAATAGGTCTTTACCAAAGGTTTCTACAAAGGCTTCTCTGATAGATACATTTAGCTTATCAATGTCACACGCATGTGTTGCAAAGCTATCATGCACATTACAAAAATTATCAATACCTTTTGCTTTTGCAATATTGACCGTTTTAATCATACAAGCACTATCTAAGCTATGAACATAGTTTGCCGCAACAGCATTTCTACTTCTCAACTTGTCAGTTTCTTTTGTCTCCTCTTTTATCTGCGGTGCAAACACCTCTCCCATTAAATGAGAACGTACTCTTTTACTTTTCATTTCTGGGTAATATTGAAACACAGGAAAACCAACAGGTGTAACCCAGTGAATAGGTATTCCTTCTTTTGATATTATCTTTGCATTATTTTGTAAGTAGTCCATACCAACCCTAGCAGATTTTAAGTTCTCACCTATACTTGCCCAAATAATTTTAGACAGATATGTGGCAGGTTTAAACATGTCATCAAATGGGTGCATTTCTCCTTTGTCTTTTCTTTTAGTTAAATCTTCTACTACAAAGTCAGTACAAGAATATCTAGTTGACCCATAACAGATTGTCATAATAGGTCGTTTACAAGTTGAACGCTTGACACCATAGTCTAACCATTTCTGTGCCAATGGGTCTCCCTCACTAGCTTTTACTTTCAAAGTTTTAATTACTTCGTTAGCTACTAATTGGTAGATGTCTTGTGGTACATCACTAGGCAAACAATTAACTAGCTTACCTGCAACTTTATCTCTTAATAATAATGAATAGATTTGTAATCCATTACAAGAACCATCTACATTGACAGGTATGTGTGAGACAAACCCATCACCTGTTTCATGGTATCTTTTCCATTCATCACAAAATGCTAGAAATTGAAAAGGATTATCTGCGTCTTCCCATTGTCTATTAGCAATAGGGTCTTCAGCACAATCAGTTATCCAGTGTAAATTATCAAAAGACCATTTCTCTCTATCTTCAAATGATACTTTATCATTACCCCACATATTAGAACCATGTATTGCTAACCAAAAAACACCTCTGTTCTCTTTTGTGATAGCTTTACCTTGACTAAAATTAAGCAATGCTTTTGCACCATTGATAGACTGATAGTTAAGAAAAGCAGGTACACAATAAGCTCTACCTCTAAAATCTAATTGTAGTGGAAAGTACAATGTAGCATAGTCTTTAAATATCTGTGCTAAATGTATAATTTTTGCATACAACATTCTTTTAGATGTCATTCGGTTATTCTCTGTGTGAACAATAACACTTTCTTTTTTGTATTTTTTAAGAGCCTCTGGGTTAGTATCTATATCGTGAGGTTTAGATGGTGTTTTTAAATTCTCAATAGGTGGCATTCCTCCAATAGACAAAGATTTATCCCAAGCATGTTGCATGATTTTAAGAATAAACGGATTAATCTTATAGGCTGTACTTTGCATAAGATTGACCGCAGATGTAACTTCAGGCATAGCACAGTTTTCCATCTCATTATTAAACTTCTTACCTTTTTGCTTAACTAGGTCTAATTCTGGCATTTCTGATGTCCAGTACCCATGACCTGTTACTTTGCCGTCTACAACGCTTTTAGGAGGCATTACCATAGGCAAATACTCTGGGTTTAGTAGCTCGTTAAACTTATTACGATTATCTATCCAGTCTTTAGTTTTGGCTGTTTGTTTAATAACTTTGACAGTTTTATGTTTATGCTGTTCAGTAGCTATTTCAACGAGACCTGTACTCTCAATCAATAAAGACACAAGCTCCATTCCAACGTGTAATTTTTCAGTAGTAGTCCACTCTTCCCACTGCATAACTTCATCACGTTTTGCACTTTCTCTTAATTTTCTTCTTTTATAATTATAGTTCCAAGACCTTTTGTCTAAGTCTTTTTTAACTGTCTCGTATAACTCTGGGTTTAATCCTTTAAAATTTTTAAGACTAATCTCAGTTTCAATTCTACCACCTAAAGTAATAGCGGTAGCTGTAAGATTTTTAGTATTAGTAATAGTATTGATTACATGTTTTGCCGTTATCAATGCTACAATTTTAGGGTCTACTTGAGAAATATATTTGAGAGCAATGGGTGGTTTGGAATGAACATTTGATATTGCATGTTCTACCCATTCTGCAATGGCTATTGCTAATGGACGTATTGTATTTGCTACAATAACTTTACCGTAAGACGTAACGCTTTCCTCTTCACGTTCTATGTGTGACAGCCTTCTCTTATTTGTGCGGTTTTTTCCAAGTTCAGCAGACATCTTTTCAGTTTGTGTCTGGTCTTGATACGTTGGCATTATTTCAAGTATCTTCATTTATTCTCCTTATTATTGATTGATGCAACTGCGGAATGACCTACAAATTAGGTTCACTCCTTTGCTATTTTGTTTTGCTTGTGATAGAGAATAGTTGTTGAGTTTACTTGTAAAAACAATGTTGGGACAACGTAACGGAATGGTTACGCAGAGGATTGCAAATCCTATTGCATCTATGCACACCTGAATACGCCATTATTACTAACATTGTCATTACTAACTTTCCAACTATCCTCATATCACAACTTATGTTTAAGCGGATTTATTTATTCCGTTTAAAACATTTACTGCTCCCATTAAGTTATTTGGTATTAAATGAGAGTATCTTTTTATCATCTTCCACGACTTGTGACCTAACATTTGACCTATCATGTGTAATTCAACCTTACCTGATTGAGCCAAACGTGTTGCACAAGTGTGCCTCAAGCAATGAATGACAAACTCTTTGTCGTCTTCAAGGTTCATTGCCTTACGCAAACGTCTCCAAGTATTCTCACAAGTCCAATACTTTAAATGTGAAAACACAAGGTCGTTTCTTTCCGCTTTTATTAACAACTTGAGAACAATAGACTTTGCACGTTCTGTTAAAGGTATACCTCTAGGTTCACCATTCTTTGTGACACTAGCAGGTAAGTTAACAACATAGTTTCCATTGTTGTTATGTACCATTAACTTCTTAATAGATAACGCCTCGCCTAGTCTCATACCTGTATCAATTAAGAACAAATAAAATTCCAAATAGTCAACCATATTCCACTCGGTTAACAATCTGATAATTTCTTTTTCTTCCATTGGTTCAAGGTATCGTTCTCTACCATTGTCTTCTTTTTGCCATTCAATATGAGGCATTCTATCAAGATGATAAATAGACTGTCTCTGATTAGCAAACCTTAACATCTTACTGATTGATGAAAGATAACGATTGATAGTTGCAGGAGCAAAACCTCTGTCCTCCAACGTGTCCACAAGGTTTCCAATGTGGGTATCGTTAACTTCAGTCACAAGCATTCCCTTACCAAGCATTTCAATAACTTTCTCGGCTCGTTTAGATTGCAACTTTTCCCAACCTTTAAGTGTTAATTTGCGGTGTATCTCCGTTAACAACTTTATATTTCGTTGTTGCATTTGTACCTCCGCTTTTCATTGTTATTTGACCCATTCTAAAAGAGTTGAATAAACTCTTCTACCTTTTGCTGTAAGACGTACAATTTTTCTACGTCTTTCCATTGGGTCTTCAAAAGCCTCTAATAGACCTATCCCTGTCTTTTTGTGTCTGTTAATGTCAGATAATTTATAAACATTCCTAGACACTGAAGACTGAGCTATGTCTAAATCTTCACTTATTTTTTGCATTGATATTCCATCTTTGTCTCCGTAAACGCTAACAAAAAAGAATACTGCTACAGCTTGAGCTTCAATTTGAGCATCAAACTTACGCAGTTCCTCTATTATTTTTAATAGATTTAATCCGCTTTTCATTTTCTCCCTTTCATACTTTATAGTGTTGTTTCTTGCTTTATAAGTGAAGACAACCACACTTGAAACCATTACGATATAAATATTCGCCAGTACGCAATATCTATAATAGTTTCATGCTTTGATTTACTTACCTTAAAAGAATTCCATTTGGAATACTTTTCCGTATAAATATTAAATAGACCTAGTTTAATATCCATTTGTTCTCCTTCATCTAAGTTTATAATTTAGTAATATAGTTTAGAGCTTGTCCACCAAGCTACACCCCAAAAATTATATACATTTTTAGTTAGTAACATTTTCCCTCCTTTTTTTTTTAAGAAAGTTACAACAATCCATTAGTGAATTAAATCCAATAATGTTAGTTTTCCACATGTTGTATACACCGTCTAGTAGTAGTAGACGGCGTTTCGGCTATTAAAGCCTCTTCAGTACAACTTTTAGTTACCCATTAATCCTCCAGTGTTGATTTTTGGATTTCATTTGTAAGATTAAATAGTGGAGGGTTATTTCCCTCGATAACTCTCTCTATTAAATCAACAGCTTTGTAAGCCACCTGATGTGGTGACAATTCATCATACTGTTTTAGTGACCTTGTCCTTACCAGAAATGATAACACTTGTTTTTTTAGTTTTTGATGCACCGTCTAGTCCTTTTGTTGATTGAGTTTTATTTGCAAAAATATCGTTCCACCCCTTCCGATATTTGTCAGAAGGGATATGAACGCCGTCTCGTATTTTATAAGATTTAAAACCAGACATTAAAACTCTGCGTTAAGTTCAAAACTTACAATTATTCTGTTGTGTGGGTTACGCTCTGCCACATGTCTTGCTTCAGTGACAATGTCCATTAAATTTGTGTGTTGGTCTTCATACACAATTTTTGGTTTTTCTATAGGTTGTTTATGTTCTACAAACTTTTCTTTAACCCATTTGCCTCTTTCTAGTTCTACTTCAGTTATCTTTAAGTTTTGCAAAGATATATACATTTTAACTCCTTGTTGATTGTTGATTAAAAATAAACACCGTCTAGTCTTTAGAAAGTGTATAAAATAAAAACGCCGTCTAGTCCTTAGGTTACAAAACCTAATTAAGTTTTGACGGCGTTCTTAATTATTTATTGAAGTATTTTTGTTGCAGTTTTGCGAGTTTATCTTCAGCAGACAAAACTTCCATTTCTGCAAACGCTTCAGTAAATATATGCTCTTGGCTATCTAAGATGGCTCTGCCGTTCTCAGTGTAGCCAAGAGCATTTATTTTGATTTCCTCAAGTTCGCCCTCAATTAATTGGCAACCTAGCCCAATCATCAAGAGACAAATTTTTTAGGAAATCTTAAAACCTGCCCCGTAGTTGGGACAGGCTTTTTTTGTTTTGTAGCTCTCAAAGACTTTCTAACAATGCTAATGACGTTTGTTGCTTCATAGCATTTCATAAGCTCTTGAGGACTGAAAAGGCTTAACTGCTTCACGCAATTAGCCAACCTTCTGCAATAGCTTCATGGAACAGTTTTAAACGCTCCGAGCCTTTTGCTTTTGCGTATTTGTCAAAGTGGATTTGTTTTGCAAGGTTGTCTTTAAACTTTGCAACGCTTTCCGCTCTTTGAATACGCTGAACACATTTTGCGATTTGCATAAGTGGTTCTCCGTATGTTGATTGATTGATATTGACTTTAAAAAAAGTCTCAAAGCCTACTGCAATGAATAGGCTTTAAGTCTCTTTTTAATTTAAGATGTTCAAAGGGTCATACTTGCAAATCAGTTTGACCTTTTTTTCTATGTTGTGCTTATCAGTGAACAGCATATGAAATTTAAATAATAATCTTCTTATTATTAAATTCATTAAGACCTCCATGTATTTTCATTTAATGAAGGGATAGGCTCAGAAGAAACGCCAGTATTTAAATCAGCTAGTTTATATAAACCAGATTTAATTTTTTCTTTGACCTCTTTTGTAGTCATGCAAAGAAATTTATTTAAATATTTAGATGTTGTTACTGAATAATTCCAGTAAGTTTTATCTAATACAATTTCATCAAAATTGACTTTACAAATTATTGAATTGTAACTTTGAAAAAATGTGTTTCCATTGTTGTCATCAATAATAAATTGATTTGCAATCTTGTTGCCTTTTGCACTTGTCATGTTTTTTACTTTCATAGTTTACTCCATGTTGATTGATTGTGATTGCGTTGGCAATCTGTAAGCACTTAAAGAAAAGCTCTGAGTGTTTGCAGATTATCAACCGCAAATTATGGTTTTGCCTACTTTGCATTTCTGCAACCGCCTCAAAACCGTGAGGACTACCCGCAACCCGTTAGGATTGTTTTACACACCATTAAAGACGAACTTGCCCAGATAATGTATTTTGCAGGGTGTTGGTATCGCAACGCCCACAGGTCAAACTCTACGCTTTCGAGGTTTGAACCTGCAACACTCACCGTGTGTGGCTCATGTTTTTTGTATGTAGATAAAAAACAGTAAAAAAATAATGTAATTAACGTCTATATTATCCACCTGTGCATGTCAATACTTACACCTAAAAAAAGTTAATTTTTTTTTATGTTGATAAATAAGCCTTATTTTACCTTATTTATAGGATATTATGGGACTACATAGGATTTAATAGGAATATGTGGGATAGAATTAGTCTTTATGAGTGGATAATTAAGACTGATTTGTTTTAAAATGAAACTCAAAAGACTTATTAACTTTTAAATTGTCTTTCTTTGTTTGTTGTTTCTTTTGTCTATAATTTTTATTGGTTCTGGCTTTGTATTGTTTACCTGCTTCAGTCCTTAGCCAGTCTTTTCTAGTAATCATTATATAAATAACTATCCTTTGTTGTGCTTGTTGTTGTCCTTTGGTCTATACTTAATGAGATACTTAAAGAGATACACAGAGTATTCTTTTTTTTTGCTCTCATCTAATAGTGTAATGTTAGTGATTGATTTACTTATGACCTTACCCCTGCAATGACCTCAAGGCGTGGCTGTGCGTGGCTCTGTGTGGCTTGTGGTGGTGCTTGTAGTGGTGCTTTTGGTGTGGCTAGGCGTGGAACTTAAAGAGAGCAACGCACACGCCCACAGGTGCAACGCAAAAAAACAGACTAGCTCACGCACACGCAAAAATAAAAAAAGTACGCCCACGCCTAGCATATACAAAGGATATACTATCCTATTGTGCTAAAAAATCCGCATAATGCCTGTTATTTTTACTTTGTGGCGAGTTTTTTAGGTCGTCTATAGGGGAAACTCACCTTTTCGTAGATACGAATACCCCCTCAGATTTTTCTCTTAAATATTTGCCATTCGTTCTGCCATTCGTTTGGCACGATTAGGCGTTTGTTTAGCCCATCTACTATCTAGCATTTCTACACTAGCTTGTTTGTAGTCCTCATCTTGTAGAGCTTTGAGCATACCCTTAAACTTAGAGACCCCGTAAGCACCCATTTGGT